GGCCGAGCAGTACCATGACGACAACCTCTTGCGATTCCTTCCCGATCCGACTCACCAGGCCGAAAACGATCAACACGGCGGCTGATGCGGCGACGGAGTTGCTGCTACGGAGGCGGGGCAGGCGGAACCTGCTTGACTTCACCACGTTCACCAAGCCGGACTACCGGGTTCACGATCACCACCGCCTTTTGGCCGAGCACCTGGACCGGCTTTTGGCCGGCCAGGTCACCCGTTTAATGGTCCTGATGCCACCCCAGCACGGCAAGAGCGAGCTGGTCAGCCGCCGGCTGCCGGCCTTCGCGTTCGGCCGTAACCCGAACGAACGCATCATCGCCTGTTCGCACACCTACGATCTGGCTTCGGATATGAACGCCGACGTCCAGCGGATCATGGACAGCGATTCGTACCGCGTGCTGTTTCCGCAGACGAGATTACCGCGGCCGGGAGAACGGGAGTCGGGCGAAAGGCCGGAGAAGCGGACTAGCGGGGTCTTCCGCATTACCGGACACGAAGGACGGTACCGCAGTGCGGGCGTGGGTGGCGGCATCACCGGCATGCCGTGCTCGCTGGGGATCATCGACGATCCGATCAAGAGCCGCGAACAGGCCGACTCGCCGACCTACCGCGAGAAGGTCTGGCGGTGGTATACCAACGACTTCTACCCGCGACTTGGCAAAGATGCTCGCGTGCTGTTGACGCACACCCGCTGGCACCGGGACGATTTGGCCGGGCGATTGCTGGCCAGGCAGAAGGACCGCGGGGCCGACCAGTGGACCGTGCTGGAGCTGCCGGCGATCGCCGGGGAAGAGCCAAAGCACGCGGACGATCGCCGTAAGCCGGGTGAAGCACTTTGGCCGGACTTCAAGTCGGCCGCGGACCTGGAGATCATTCGCCGGCAGGATCCGCGGGCCTTTTCCGCGCTCTACCAGCAGGACCCGTCCACGGCCGGCGGCAGCGAGTGGCCGACCAGCTATTTTGGCGATTGGATCTGGTGCTCCCCGGAAAAGTGGCCGGAGAAGTTCGACCTGCGGGTGATCGCCGTGGATCCGAGCAAAGGCGGCAAGGACCGCTCGCACGATTACTCGGCCATCGTCTTCATGGGCGTCTCGCAGGGCCTGGTCTACGTGGACGCCGACCTGGACCGGCGACCGCCGCACGAGATCGTGCGGGCGACGATCCGCATGTGCGACCGCTACAAGCCGGACATGCTGGGGTTCGAGGCCAATCAGTTCCAGGAGCTGTTGGTCCACGAGTTCGAGCGGGTCTGCCAGCAGCGGATGACGCTGCGGTGGCCGGTCTACAAGCTGGTGAACAAGGTAAACAAGGACGTGCGGATCCGGCGACTGGGGCCGTACCTGGTCAACCGGGAGCTCCGGTTCAAGGCGGACTCTCCCGGTTGCCGACTTCTGGTCGACCAGTTGATCGACTTCCCGCACGCGGATCATGACGACGGACCGGACGCCCTGGAAATGGCCATCCGGCTGCCGATGGAGATTGGAGACTCGCCGTGACGACGACCACCACGATCCCACAAGCCAAAAACGCCGCCTTGTCGCTGCGCCTGCTGGAGCACCAGAACCGCTACCTGGAATCGACGCTCGATCTCTGGGACCGGCTGGTCGACTTCGACGACGAGATGCTCGACAACGGCCACCGCGTGTGGAGCAAGATCCACCTGGGCACGCTCGATCCCGGGGCCGCGGCCTTGGCGTACCGCAGCGAGACGGAACTGGACGAAATCCGCGCCCAGTGCCGCTGTCTGGCCCTGGAAAACGAGTTCGCCATCAATGGGCATGAGAACCGCATCAGCTACGTGGTCGGCGAGGGGCACGTCTACAAGGTCTCGCCAAAGGCCAATCGGAACGTGGATCCGGACGTGCTGGAGGACGCCAAGGCCGTGATCGACGAGTTCGTGGAAAGCAACCGCTGGCACGCCAGGCAGCAAGAGACGCGCCATCGCCTGGACCGCGACGGCGAGTGTTTTTACAGGCTGTTCGTTGATCCTGAAAGCGGCCTCTTGCGAGTTCGCTTTGTCGAGCCGGAGCAAGTCCGCACGCCAACCCGCCTGGCCGGCGACAAAAACGTCCGCTACGGCATTCGGCATAAGCCGAAGGACGTGGAGACGGTGCTGGCCTATTACGTGGGCAATGAAGAGGTGGCCGCGGCCGACGTGCAGCACCGCAAAGCGAACTGCGACTTCACCGCGCCGCGGGGCGTGCCGACGTTCTTTCCGGTGCGGAAGAACCTGGCCCGGGCCGCCAAGATCCTGCGGAACATGAGCACCGTGGCGGAGATCCAGGCGGCGATCGCCATGGTCCGCGAGCATCTCTCCGGCAGCCAGACGACCGTGCAGCAGTACGTCAGCCAGATGGCCGACGTCCAGGCAAGCGACCAGACCACCGGCCGGACGCGGACCTACCGCGAATACCCGCCGGGGACGATCATCGACCACGGGCCGGGCACCAAGTACACCTTCCCGGCCGCGGGAATTGACATCAGCCGCTACGTCCGGGCGTTGCAGGCCGAGCTGCGGGCTATTGCCAGCCGGTTGTGCATGCCCGAGTTTATGCTCTCCAGCGACGCCTCGAACGCCAACTACAGCTCGACCATGGTGGCCGAAGGACCCGCCGTGAAGATGTTCGAGCGGCTCCAGGCCGGCATGATCTGGGACGACCTGGTCGTCCTGAAGCAGGCCCTCACCGCCGCCGCAGCAGCCGGCCGGTTGCCGGCGGATATCCTCGACCAGGTGGATTTGGACGCGGACGGCCCGATCGTGCGAACCCGCGATCGGCTCAAGGACGTGCAAGCCGACCAGGTCCTCGTCGGTGCCGGCGCGATGAGCGTGCCGACGCTGGCCAGCCGGCACGGCCTGGACTACAGCGTTGAGCAGGGGCAGATCGACGCCCAGCAGGAGCGGGAGACCGGGTACGCCGGCGATCCGGAGGATGAGAAACCGGAGGATGGTGACGGCGAGCCGGAGGACGAGACAGGTTCATGACGGCACCAAGCGTGATCGATCAGCGACTGGCGTCAAAGGCCCTCCAACGGCAGGTGGCCGTCTTGGAGCGGTCCGAGCGATTGGCCAGGTCCACTGGCAAGGCGTACGATCGGTTGCTGGCAGACCTGTTGGCCTTGGCCGCGTCCGAGCCGCGACAGGCCGACCTGGTGCGGCTGGCCGAGGCAGAGATCGCAACGGCTCTGCGACGGGCACGCAACACCATCGAAGACGGCCTGGTCCGCCTGATTCGCTGGGCCCACCAGCAGGCGGCTGGCACGCTCCTAAAGACGATCCCACTGGGCTGGTTCCGCGCGCTGGAGCCGATCCGGCTGGCCGAGCTGCCGGAGGCGGAAGGGCCGGAGCTGGATTTTGACGACCCGTTGGGGCCGATCCGCCGTCGCGAGATGAGCCGCGAAGAGGCGATGGACCTGATCCGCTCATTGCTGTTCGAGCCGCCTTCCGCAGAGGACACCGAGCGGTGGCTCCGGCAGCCGGTCGGCGACGGCAAGACGTGGGACCAGCGCCTGGCGGCCTGGGACCAGCAGGCGCGGGACCGCATGCTGCCACAGTTGGTCGAGAGCATCTCGGCCGGCGAGTCGCTGGTGGATTTGCGCAAGCGACTGGAGCCGATCACCGGCGGCGTGCGGTACAAGGCGCAGCGGATCGCCCGGACCGAGGGCCGGCGCGTGGCTGAAGCAGCACAGATGGCCGCGGACGAGCAGCTCGGCGACATGCTGGCCGGCCGGCAGTGGATGGCCACGCTCGACATGTGGACCCGACCGGACCATGCGGCCAGGCACGGCAAGGTCTACGACCGGCAGCCAGACGGCACGTACCAAGCCCGCGATGGGGAGTTGCTGCCGGACGTGCCGCTAGGCCCGAATTGCCGTTGCATCACATCAGCCGTGCTCACGCCGCCGGAGGAGTTCGCCAACAACCCGGCGCTGCGGGCACGGTTCAAAAACGCCTCCGGCAACCTGATTCCCGATCCGGCGGCCTACATCCGCTGGTTCGACCAGGCCAACGAGGCCCAGCAAAAGACGGCCGTGGGCGTGCGGCGGTACCAGGCGGCGAAGAACAGGTTGGGCTACGAGCCGCAGTGGCAGGACCTGATCGACGAGAAAGGGAACCTGCTGCCGATCGGCAGGATCCAGGCCGAAACCGGAGCCGAGCGGGCCGCGCGACGACAGGCGGTCGACGCCATGCTCCTTGAGAGGGAGGCCCTGTACAA